ATACGTAAGCAGAGTCTACGTAATCCGTACCAAACTGAGGCATAAATGATTTAATATTATCAGAATCTACATTTAGTGTTGCATCACCACTAGCCGCACCGCCAGTTAAGCCCTTTCCAGCAACTACCGAAGTAATATCACCACTACCACCACCAGTAATAGTAATCGTTTTTGTAGCGCCAGTTCCGCTTGCCGTAACACCTGAACCAACAAAGTTTAGTGTGGTAGCTGCTGTTGATAGGGCTGATCCTTCGTCTTGTACCGTAATCGATGTACCTGCATTTGCCGTAATATATGCTTTTACACTCTGTTGGCTTGGTGCTCTTGTAGCGCTATTCGTAGAGAAATCATCTTCATCAATAATATTGTTAGCAATTCTTGCATCAGCTAATGTATCGGCCGTTGCGGAATCAATATAGTCTGTTCCGAACTGAGGCATAAAAGATTGGATATTAGCAGAATCAACATTTAGCGTTACTGAACCTGATTGACCACCACCAGTTAAACCTTTACCAGCGGTAACACCTGTAATATCGCCACTACCGCCTCCACCTCCGCCAGAAATAGTAATTGTTTTTGTAGCGCCGCTACCACTAGCTGTTACGCCATTACCGACAAAGTTTAAGGTTGTAGCTGCTGTTGATAAAGAAGAACCTTCATCTTGTACAGTAATTGAACTACCGGTATTTGCTGTAATATATGCCTTTACACTTTGCTGGCTTGGCGCTCTTGTAGCGCTGTTGGACGAAAAGTCATCTTCATCAATAATATTATTTGCAATGCGATCGTCCGCTAGTGTATTAGCAGTTGCAGAATCAATAAAATCCCCACCGAATGTAGGAATAGAAGGCGTATTACTAAAATTATTATAATTTAAATAATAACTCCCAGCTTGACCACCTAATGTATCAGCGTCAATTGTTAAGTTATTAATAAATGTAGCATTAACACGTGTATCAATTAACGAGTTAACACCAGCAGAATCAGGGAAGTCTGCAGTAGTTTGTAAATAAGTGGATGCAGCTTGACCACCAAGAGTATCGGCATCAATTGTTAGGTTGTTGATAAAAGAAGCGTTAACTCTCGTATCAATAAGAGTATTCGCTGCTGCAGAATCGATATAATCTGTACCAAAGCTTGGAATGGTTGGGGTGTTACTGAAATTATCATAGTCTAAATAATATGATGGGGCTTGCCCACCTAAACTATCAGCACCAATTGTTAGATTATTAATAAATGTATTATTAACATCGGAACTAATTATACTACTAATTGCATCAGAATCTAGTCCAGCTGCTGCCGCTGCAGCTGAATCTGCTTCAGCTTTTGTGGCTAATCTTGTACCACCAGCGGTAGATCCATCATGAACTCTAATAGTATCATTAGTAAGGTCAATTGTTAATTCACCAGAAGATCCGGTAAATGCATCATTCTGTGCTGCAGTTCCTCTTCTGTGTTGTAAAACTGTAGGCATATTAACCTCTATTAAAAAATATTTACTCTATTTATAATCAAAATGCGCCTAAATCTAACGTTGATGTTTGTGCGTCAGGTTTTAAACAGTCATAAAAAGTTCTTTGTTCTTCACCAAAAGGACCAAAATCTTTATCACCAATCCCGGTTTCTGTAAATGAATTCGTGTTTTGCGTTTCTCTTAAATCCGTATTAACTGCTCCCGGAATGGTTGTAGAGAATTCTCTAGACGATGCAAGTCCACCTTGTAATTCAGTAACTACACCGCTTTGTGTGGTAACAATAAATCCATCGGCAGCTGGTGATAATTGTACCTTGTTGCCACCAAGGTGTAATGATTCATTTGTTAAAAATAAATCTTTAAATTGTTTCGTTAAAGATCCTAGACTTTGTACACCATCAGATTCTGGAAGAATATCTGTTGTAACTGCAAGGAAATAATCTGAATCGATTGTACCGTCGCCAGTACCACCGCCACTTGGCGCAAGTTTGTTAATTAAAGAAATTACATCTTTTTCACCAAGACCACCGCCTCCTAATGTAGAAAGCGATCGATTAACATTTGCTACGAATCTTTGATAATTAGATTGATATTCGTCTAGAAGAGGTTTAGCATCTTCGAGTGTTAGGTTTTTACCATCTTGTCCAGCTGGACCTTGTACACCTTGTGGTCCCTGTGGTCCAATATCGCCTTTCGGTCCGGTATCACCTTTTGGACCTTGTATGCCCTGCGGGCCCTGCTCACCAATTAGTCCTTGTTTACCCTGAGGGCCTGTCTCACCTTGTAATCCTTGGGGTCCTTGTTCCCCGATTAACCCTTTTTCCCCTGGAACTCCCTGGGGTCCTTGATCTCCCTTTTCACCAGCAACACCTTGAGGACCTTGTATACCAGGTAAACCTTGATCACCCATGGGTCCTACCGGACCTGTATCACCTCTTTCACCTTGATCGCCTTTTAAACCTTGAGGTCCTTGTTCTCCGATAATACCTTGCGGACCTATCTCTCCTTGCGGTCCTTGCTCGCCGATTAATCCTTGTTTACCTTCAGGACCTTGAATACCTTGTGGGCCTTGCTCACCAATTAACCCGCGCTCACCTTGAATTCCCTGAGGACCTTGAGGTCCTTCAGTTCCTTGCTCTTTTACGATAACCTTTTTAGGGGGATTATCCTGAATCTCTTTTAGCTGCTCATGTAACTTTTTAATGGCTGCAGCTATAAGAGCTTCATTTATTCTTTTATCCATAATATTTTAACTCTTCAATACTTGAGTTATATTCTCTAAAACCTCTAGTTCTTTTTCCTTCATCAAGAATTCAAGTTCAAGTTGTTCATTCTTAGGTTGTTCAACAGGTTTTAATTGAACGATAGGCGCTGGGGGTGCTTCTTGTTTCTGTTCTTCTTCCTCAGGCTCTTGTTCTTCCTGCTCACCATTAATTTGTTTATTAATCTGTTCAATCTCTTCGTCGTTAAACTGAAGAACGTTTTTCTGAATCCATTCTTTTGAAAAGTATTCGCCAACGTAGTTAGAGATAGCATCCATTGTTTGTAGCTTTTCTCTTAGGAGTTCTGCATCTCTTAATTCAGTAAAGTGGTTATCACGAACATAATCTACAACAATATCATTCTTCATTGTATCCCAATCTTCTTGGGTAATAATACCTTTGAGGATAAGTTGTTTACGAAGAATGTCGTAGAATAGATGTGCAAACCTGCGACGTAGCCTATCAATAAACTTTTGGAATTTTAATTCGTCACGTGATATCTCTGTTGATCTACCAAGACTAAATTGTGCTTCTTGTTCCAAACGATTAATTGGTACATTCAGCGAACGGTACATTCTTTTCTGGAAGTAGATAACGTCATCTAGTTCACCAAGATTTTGGCCACCTGGTAATGAACTAATTTCCGTGCCGCGGCCGCCTTCACGTCTTGGTAACCAAAAGTCTTCAATCATTGACTGGTGTTTACGGTCGTCTCTAATTTCACCAGTCTTTGCATCGTATACAAGCTTATTGCGGTACCGAGCCATAATATCTTTCATATATTGTTCGGCTTTACCACGTGGCATATTGCCAACATCAATATAAAACATACGACGTTCTGGCGCTCTTGCCAATCTGTAGATAACAAGAGCATCTTCCATCATTCTTAACTGGTTAATTGGTTTAAGTGCTTTATGAAGATATGAAACCACTCTCTTACGATTTTCATCAAGAAGACCAGATGTTACATAGCTAACAGAGTCAAGGCTCATCTTAACTCCAGCATTGTATTGTGATCCAGGCTTCTCTTGGTAGATATAGTATTCATCTACCTTTTCGATTAATTGTGCACCAGTTTCTGGGTCTTTTTTCTTTTTGACTTGTTTGACTTTACGCATTTTAGCAGAATCAACAGGTCTAATTTCCTGGATTCCAGCTTTTAGATTTGATTCATTTACCACTAAGTGATGATATAATCTTCCGTCTACATACCAACGACGGAAAACATCGTGACCAATTTCATTGAAATCTAGCATGGCGACAATGTTATCGAATTCTTCTTTAATTGTTTTTTTAATTTTATCGCTAACTTTTAAATTATCTGTATTAATATCGACCGGTTGTTCTAACTCACTACCAGCAATTGATTCATTAACAATATCTTCGATCGCAGCATCAACTTCTGGATGTACTGCTACACCACGATATCTCATAATCATTTGGTAATTATCTTTGGAATCATCTCCATCGATATTAACATATTGACCATAATGAGTACCAGCGGCAGTTACGTATCCTGCGCCGTCATCGTCTCTAGCTGGTACAATCGAAGGTTTTTTCTTCGGGTCTTCGTTTTCAGCTCTTTTTATTTCAAATCCAAATAATTTAAAGCTTCTATCGTTTGGTGCCATTTATAAAATCCTTATTAGAAGAAGAGCCATATTTCAGGCTCTTCTTTATTTATAGTGACGTTAAGCGGCAGTTCCATCTACCGTTGTCCAGTACTGATACTGGAATGTAACGGTAAATCTTTCAATATCGTCTGTTGTTGCATATGCAACATCGATTGGTGAAAGATCTGTTGGGTGTGCACCGTTGAAAACGTATTCCTTAATCTTTGTTCCATTACGATCGAGTTGAGCAATTCTCAAATCAGATTCATATGAAATTGGATTAACAAGACCTACGTTTACAGAGTGACCGCTCATACCTGACATCCAACGTTCCATAGCGTTACGGATTTTGAAATCTGTATCGTTAATAATGGTTGCAGTCCAAACATCAAATGTTCTATCCCCTGCCATCTTGAGCTGCCGGCCACGGAATGGAACGACAATTGAACCAATTGTTGAACCAGGTAATTGTGCAGCTTCACATAAGAATGAAGCTTCTTCTGTTTCGTCTGACCCCCCAGCATAAGTTGGGAAGTTAATTGTTGCTTGGAAAAGATTAGGACGTGCTCCGCCGCCTCTAATTTTTGCCTTAAAATCATCTACGCCTAATACTGCCATTTTCTATCTCCCTTACACTACGCCTGTGACTTCTTCGAACTCTACGCCAGTCCTAACAGCCACAAAATTCAGTGTGATGTAGTTAATAGAACGAGCCGGTTTGATGAAGATACTTGCAATAAATTCGTTTCGGTCAATTACTGCTGCAGTATTGTTTGTTTCATCACAAACGACTCTGAAGTCCGTAATACCTCTACGTCCTTTTACTTCTCTTAAAACCGGTTCTACAATATTGACAAACTCTGCTCTTGTAAACTCATCGTTGAATTCAAAGAGTACATTTTCAGCTGCTCTCGAAATTGCTCTTTCAAGAACAAGGAAGAGACGACGTACGTTAATACGATCGAATGCTGAAGGTCTGCCAAGGCCTGTTTTATCCCCGAAAAGAACAAGTCCTTGTCCTGGGATATTAGCAACAGGGTTAACACCGGCTTTATAGAGTGTATCTCTTTGAGCTTTTGTTGGTGAATAATCAATCCCTGTTACGCCTAGATATTGTCCCCTTCTTCCACCAGCTGGTGAGAACCAAGGAGCGGCGTTACGATCAGTTGCTGCCATAATACCTGCGGTTGAAGATGCTGCAGGGATCTGGATATACTGATCATTAAACTTATCATAAACTTTTAGATAATTACCATCCATTACTAAGTAAGATGACTTAGTAAAGGTATCAGCAGTAGTTGTAATATTTGTTGTAACTGTTGCTGCGTTGTTTACGCCAACAACATCTGATCTTGCCGGTGATGCTACAACAACACAGTCTTTTCTAATATTCTGAGCAGTTGCAATTAGATCATTAACAACAGTTGTTTGATCTGCTCTGGCTGATAAACCTGGAGCAATTAAGAAATCAATTTCAATATTATCTTTATCTTCAAAAAGATCAAAGCCACCTAGATATCCACTTGTACCTATTGTGCCACCAGTTACTCCACCAGTTAGATCATAATTTGTGTTGGTTCTTGTTGATCTTGCGAAGTTAGTTCCAAAAACAGATGTTCCAAATCCAGCTGAATCGAAGTTTGAATCCGCACCAGCCATAAAGATGTATTCAGATCTTTCATTAATAACGTCTTTTACGAAGTTACTTGATCCATCTGTATTTTTTGCGTCTGATCCTTTTGATACGAAAGCATATCTTTCTAAGACTGTTCCTGTTGTTCCTGTTAACAGTCCATCTTGGTCAATAACAACAACGTGCATTTCATCGTTACTTCCACTTCTAGCAGAAGCATACGAGCTTGTACCAGGTGCAGCATCGAAGTTTGCTGCGTATGTCCAGCCACTCATATCTGATGAATCCCAAACAGATACACGTAAGCTATTACCAGCAGCACCTTGTTGTCTTGCTATGAATTCTTGCCCAGCTGACTCAAGACTTGCTATTGACGTATCAAAGGTTGCTTTATTCACTACGTTTGCTGCCGACGAGGCGCTCGCGACCGAGGCGTTTCGACCAGAAGCATCAGAGTCTATTGCTCTTACAACTTGAAGTTTGTTACTATAACGTAAAAACTGTGCTGCAGATAAGAAATCTACTGCACTAGCATTACTATCTGCATCAGGTGTACCAAACGTTTCAGCTAGTTCTGCTTCATTCGAAATCAAAACAGCTTGATCAGTTGGTCCCCATGCAAAATTTCCTACAAATGCGCCGGTAGATGACTGAACGTTGGGCACTCCGCTAGTCAGATCTACTTCTTTGACGACAACCGCAGGAGATTCGGACGGTGTAAATAGTGCCATATTTTTTTCCTTTTCGGTTACTAATTATATGTTCTCATAATGCGGTTATCTTCAATTTCATATTATTTATAATAATCAGAAATTTGGATCGTATTCAACCTGCCATTCGAACTTTTCACGTCTTTCTAGTTGGTCAATGTGATCGCTTGCATCGTCAATGAATCCAAAAGGTACTATATCGTCTTCTATTTCTTTCATCTGCCTTTTAAAAATCATATCTTTTATATTAATATCTGTCATGTCACCAAAGTATTGTGATGAACTAAAATAGCCAAACATAACAAGATTCATCATAAGGTCGTCATGGTTTCCAATAGAAGCTTCGTACGATTGGCCTTTTGCAACAAATGTAGATATTTCTAGAATAGTATTTTCATCTATAATTTCAAGTTTATTATTTTCTAATATGTCTTTAATTGCAGAACAACCAAGTCTTTTGGTTCTACGTGTCATTTCAACACCAATAGCATTCGCTTTGATTGCTGATTCTACATGCACATTTTCGTATTCTAAATCTTGATAAAGACCATTACAA